CTCCACCAGTTATCAAACAGAATGCGCTCCGAATCTTGGTTACCCTTATCAGTAAACCGCCAACATGTTTCGTCGTTCTGTGCTATCCCAGGAAATGGGTTATTATTATAATCGATGCTCATCTACTTTTTTAATACGAATGTATTGTTTTCAGGGTTATATGAGATGGTAATACCAGTTTTACCTAGCTTCTGCTCAGCATCCTTATGTGGTACAATATTATATGTATCTCTAATAAACTCTAAATCCTTTTTAGTACATACACATGAACCAGGATGCTCTTTTAATCTCTCGATATTTTGATTCTTTGAATGATCCGTCTTATATGTATCTGGTACAAGGTTGAGTTTCTTACTTCTATACGACTGATGTGTATCTGTAAATCCATGACCTCTATGTCTTGGTCCACGACTAGAGAAGAAGTTAGAGAAGCTATTCATATTTATATTTATACAAAAAAAAGGCTGTAACCTTAAGTTACAGCCTTTTTTAGTCTAGGTTGGTTATTTGATATTAAGCGAAAAGTGAGTTACCTACTTTATTAGTCTTAGTAGCTTTTACCTTATTTGAACCAGCGCCAACTTTACTTAGTTGACTGTCCTTTTGATTTACAAGGGCGTGACCAAGATCTTCATCACAGCAGGCTTTCTGATCTTTAACTCGACCACTTGCCTTACCACCGGCTGTTTTACCAGTTGCTGTAGACTTAACCTTATTTGAACCAGCGCCAACTTTACTTAGTTGACTGTCCTTTTGATTTACAAGAGCGTGACCAAGATCTTCAGCATCAACTGCTTCATCCATTGTGTCATCGTCTTCATCTTCGTCTACTTCTTCCATCTCTTCATAATCTTCAACAGCAGCATCTTCGGACTCATCACCCATTGCAGCTTGGAGTAGATCACAAAGACCTTTTGCCATCTCACGATCGATTGTAATGGTAATGTCATCTTCACCTTCAGGAGCGTCTTCTGCTCCATCCACTTCAATACCAAGTGCGTCAAGCTCTTGGTCGTCGTCCATAACCTCTTCAAATAGTTTATCAAATGTTGACTTCATATTATTATTTATATCTACCTTGTACCTTTTTGCAAGCTTTTCGTCAAATTGTTCTGCTGAAAAATTACCTGGGTTATAAAGGTTACCAGCTTTATCCTTCTTTTTCATCTTTTTCGGATCTAGAGCTGGCTCGAAACCATCAATCTCTGCAATATCAGACGTCATCTTATTTTGAATATCTTTAGCTTGCTTGCTATCAGTATCTACTGGACCAGTACCTACCTTGGTACCGAAATTCTTAAGACCACCCTGCATACATCCCTTATCAGCAGCTTTCTTACGACTATCTGTCGACTCTTTAATTAGTGAGTCTTTATATATATCCCAAATTTCGGTTAGATTTTTATGTTTTGACATGTAAATATTTATTCAATGGTTGATAAAAATAAACAGATTTATATGAATAACCCTAATCTACCCAGTAAGGGGTCAGTTTTTGAGTATTCATCACAACAAATTAAGCAGCTTAAAAAAGCGACAAGGAACCTTTTATACTTTGCTGAGAGCTTCTTTCACATTATCTCTCTTGATGATGGTAAGCAGAAAATTAAATTACACCCAGCTCAGAAACGAGCTCTACGTAAAATGAGAGATAACAGGTTCTTTATATTATTAGCATCACGTCAGATAGGTAAGACTACAATGATGACAATTTATGCATTATGGATAGCATGCTTTAATAAAGACCAGAAGATACTTATTGTAGCAAACAAGGAAGGTACTGCTATTGAGATTATGCAACGTATAAGAATGGCTTACGAGGAGCTCCCTAACTGGCTCAAGCCTGGTGTTGAGGAGTACGGTAAGACTGCTGTAACATTTGCTAACGGTACTCGGATTGGTATATCCACCACAACCGGTACAGCTGCTCGTGGACAATCTGTAAACTGCCTGGTACTAGACGAGCTTGCCTTTATTGAACCTCACCTCGTCGATGAGTTCTGGAAGTCAGTATACCCTATTATTTCATCATCTAAGAAGTCTAAGATATTTGTAGCGTCAACGGCTAATGGTACAGGTAACTTATTCCATCGATTATATGACGCAGCCGATAAAGGTGAATCTAACTGGGCGTGTGATAAGATTCTATGGAACGAAATACCCGGGCGTGATGAAAGATGGAAAGACGATACTATTGCTTCTATTGGCTCGATGGAAGCCTTTAACCAGGAATTTAACTGTGAGTTCTTAGACTTGGGTGAGAGTTCGTTAAACGAGGAACAATACGCACGTATGGTAGCAGGTTGCGAAGATCCTAAATTTATATTTGAAGAAGGTAAGTACCGGTTATGGGAAGAGCCAGTTAGTGATGGTATATATATAGCAAGTGTTGATACAGCTGAAGGCATAGGCTCAGATAGTTCAGTTATTCAGATCTTTGAATACTCTGATCTAACTAATATACGACAAGTAGCTATATACTCCTCTAACACTATATCACCAGTTAATTTTACAGAGAAGGTACATGAGATACTAAAGCACTGGGGAAGCCCTCTTGCATGTATCGAAAGGAATAATTGTGGAGCACAGGTTGTCGATAACTTAAAGAAAATTCACCAGTATGATAATATTGTATCGTGGGGTGCATCAACAGCTGGTAGGGCAAAAAATCAACTAGGTATCGTCGCCCACACTAATACAAAGCAGAAAGGTGTTACTAATATGAGATACTGGCTAAATGATCTCGAAGCAGTTAGTCTAAAGGATATACATACAGTAAAGGAATTAAAGGACTTTGTGAGGTGGCCGAATGGTACATGGGCAGCTAAGAGAGGTGCAGGTTACCATGATGATAAGGTAATGGCTATGCTATGGAACTTGATAATGCTTGACGATGAATTAATAACTAGATACTTCGAAGTATTACAGACTGATAAAAATAACAAGCCTCTAAAGATTAAGCAATTTGACTTCGGGATTAAATATTTTATGAACCCAACCTCTATATATAGTGGTGAAGGCAGAGAAGATGGTTTTAATGATACAACGCCTATTATAATAGGCAATGCTCAAAATACTGACTCTGACATGGATCAACTAATGGGAATGGGCTGGAAGCCTCTATAATATGTCAATACAACAATCACAGCTAAATAAAAGTAGGTTAGATAAATTCCTATGCGTCATCAACCTGCCTGAAGGTCTCAGGGGTATCAACGATAATAACATCGGATCTACTGCTAATAATAAGATTAATGAAAATTCATTGCAATTTTCCGTATACGGTGCTGTTGTTCCTGATGTAACAGTACCTGACGTTATACTACCTTATGCTGGCCAGTCATTCAAGCTATCTAGTAATACAAGACCTCCTTATGCTAATGTAACTGTTAGTTTTACCGTTGATAGTAAATTCAATAACTACTGGGTTATATATAAATGGCTTGATTTACTTAATGACGATAAAGAGTCTGTTTTTGATGCGCAGGATATTGCTGAAACAACCAAAGTATCTTCTGAATCCCGTACTTCAGATAAAGAGCGAAATAGATCCTCTACACCACCAGAGTTATACCAGTCACTTATTACCATATACGGTATGGATGAATTCGATAAACCTATAGTTCAATTCGACTACACAAGAGCGTTTCCGGTATCCTTAGGCGGTATTAATTACAATTACCGTGAATCTGGTGAGATTGAAATAGATTTTGAATTTGCGTTCTCGCAATTTTTAGTGAAGTTACCGTAATTTTTATCCCGTATAGCCATAAATAATATTATGGCACGTACAATTCAATCACCGGGTGTTGAGATTAATGAGATAGATTTATCTCTGAGACCTAACATACCTGCAGGCACCACAATTCTAGTTCCAGGCTTCTCAGATAAAGGCCCGACTGATGAAGTTATTCAAGTCACGAGCGCAAGTGAGTTCGAGCAAATCTACGGATTGCCCACTACACCCGCGGAGCGTTACTTCTACCATTCAGTTAGACCTCTATTCAATTCCCCAGCTAATATTCTTGCATACAGACTACCATATGGAGAATCGACCGGTGCAGGTTTTGGTAACAGTTATGGAGCACTTGCATACCCTGCAAAAGGTATTGCTCTATCTGGTACAGGTGCCGATCTGGAGACATACACACAACCAACTTCAAGTAACTCAAACGGTGATGAAGTAGATGTACCGGGTGTCTATGTGCTAGGTAAACCATACCACATGGAGTTAACTCAAGAGCAATACTTCCAGGTACTTCAAAATGAAGAATTCGAATGGTCAAATGTTCTATCAGCCGCTCCTGAGTCATTCGAAAAACTAGGAAACGCTGCTGCAATTGTTCTTAATAAAGGGCAGACGACAGTTAATAGTCGCTTTGAAGGTTACTATATCGGTCTTGCTGATAATACCAACCTAAACGATGCAACAGACTTTGATGCTATATTAACGGCAGAGACTGTGGCCACGAGCGCGTCTGTTACATCCAGCTATCTAAGACTACCAACTCAGAGATTAAACTTTACTCTCTCAGGTGCAAATGATGCAACGACTAACACATTCGGTCAAGAGACTGACAGTATATCCGAAATCATGGAGAATCTGACTGATTTTGATATTGCAACACCACAATACGACGATGTACTATCAGTTGGCTTATTTAAACTAAGACAGTCAGTGTTCGCTGCTGATGTTATTAAGCTTGATTACATCCTATCTGAAAACTATGTAGGTTCATTCGACT